GGTTGAACTAAACTGCTTGCGCAATTTACGCGTGAGCGCCACATTGATCCATTTCTGGAGTCTTCATGTTACGCACACGATCGTCTTCTAATCGGCAGGCCATAAACGGAACCTACATCACAGATGCTGGGTGTTCTTCACCCTCAAGCACTACTGCGTTCGTAGGTTACGATGGCGTCCGGAAGGAGACGATTGACTGGGTGGAACCTGGAGCTTTGGCTAAACTTAGGCGCGGCGAGTTTGTAAATAATCGCTTTTCGTCTAATACCGTTTCTACTACTAGTAGTGGGAAAGGTCCTGCATTCAATAGCACTGCTATTGCCTGCCCGCCTAGTAAACTTGGTTATTGGTCGCATGACACGAACTTCGGGTACTATTTTTGTGGGTACAACGACCCATATTATACTCCCGGTGGTGCGGTTTCTGCTTCGGATAAACAAGCTCTTATTACAGAAGTTACTACTTCCCTTTGGTCGCAAATGCGGGGCGCCGACGCAAATTTACTCGTCGACGTCGCCGAAATACGATCAACTCTTGAAATGCTGAGAGATCCTTTCTCGGCTATGCACGCTTTAGCTCGTAAGAGTCAAAAGCGGTCAGGCATCAAGAACATAAAGGAAGCTGTAGCAGGTACTTGGTTAGAGTACCGGTATGGGTGGTTGCCACTCATATCCTCTGTGGACGGTGTAATAACTGCTCTTAAGCGACCTAACTTGTTACCACGCCGTAGAGTGCATGACAGCATGAAAATTGCTTCATCCGTCACTTCTACCACAACGTGGCCAAGTTCAGTTGTAGGGAGCGGGGCTGTCACGCAGACGAATATGTCGACAGAGGAATACTCTGTCAGACCATATGCTATCTACGTTGACAATCGTACGACTCAAAACCATCTTGGGATCGACCTCGGTGGCGCCATTTCGCTCGGGTGGGAACTAGTTCCTTACTCGTTTGTAGCGGATTGGTTTGCTAATACCGGGACGTTCTTGGAGGGTCTTGGGGCGTATTACACCACGCGTCTACTTGTGGGGGGGTACACTGAGAGGAGTTTTATTCGTGAGACTAAAACCGCCCTCAATACCACTGCTATATCTGGACGTACGGTAAACCGTAGTGCAAACTACACTGGGGTATCGACGCAGTTGTTTCTCAATCGCGTTCCTACTCTACCTCCACCCAACTTCACTATAAAACCAAAAACGTTTTCGGTTGAAAAGCCGAAACACGTTCTTGACGGCATAGCGCTGTTGTCACAATTCCGCTAACGTAAGTTAGCACTTATTAAGAGAGTTACTCCCATGGCTTTAACTGTAAATGCAAAGACCTATACCGCCGACAAAGTTGAGGCGAATGCCGTCGTTTATAACGGCCCCGCTCACACTTTCTCGATAAAGGACGATATTCAACTTCGTCGCTCTAGCGCGAAGCCCTCTTCCGGTTATTCTGGAACGGCTCGCGTTGCCGCGAAGTTGACTCGTACTCACACGCTAACTGGTGCGTTAAGCCCCACAGGCGATAGTATTGCTGATCTTCAGTTCAACTTACCAGTCGGTATTGCCGATGCAGACGTTGATGCGATTGTGAACGACTTAGGCGCTTTTGTGGCGTCCGCGGCGTTTAAAACAATCGTGAAGAAGTTGCAAATCAACAATTAAAAACTGTTGCTATGCATCCTATTCTGGTGATTCTCCTAGTGATAGGCGAGGCACTTCATCAATATATGCACGGGGTAATCCCGTCGGGAAGTTGTTATGACAAACCTGAAGAAGCAATTGTCTCGAGTAATCGAGACTAATGCATGGACCGAAGACCAATCTACAAAGTTTTTTCATAGGTTAGTTAACGGTTATATAGCGAACCATTGTCCAGAGTTTTTTAAACAGTTCGATGGTGCGATGCGCTCTAAGCGCGCGGACCTCGTTCTAGCTCTGGCTGCTGATGCCGAGAACAGAGTATTCTCTCAGGGCTTTGCGCCCCAGTTGCATCAGTTCATCTCTTTGATTAAGAAGTATCCTTACCCTAACAATTTCGTTAAACCTAACACTACGAAAGTAGCTTGGGAAACGTTCTTGAAGGCTGAGATGGTGTGTAAAAACACCAACTTCCTTATCCGCCATGCTGAAAAACAACAGGCGTATCAAGATCCGCTTCTTGCTGTCACCAGTAAGATGCGTCGGTACATTGAGTATGTTCTGGGGGAAACTCCAGACCTTTCCAAGGTATTTGAAGAGAGTATGTATGGTTCTGGTGCTAGTGTTGGTGTATCTGGTAACGCGACAAACTTCGCAAGGAAGTTTGCTGCCCCCCGATGGACCACCACGCGTTTAGCACTACCGCTATTTGCATCTTTCGCAGTTAAAAATCCTTTCTTCTGGCGTATCCTTTTGCCAGAGTATAAGGACCGGAGTGATTGGTTTTTAGACCGAATCATGAGCTCCAGCTGCTATCCTGCGAGGCGCGAGTTTATGCGCGCTTTATCACAGCGTGTGGATGTTGTAGGCTATAACAAAATTGCAATGGTACCAAAGACTGCTGCGACTGATAGAACTATCGCAGTAGAACCGTTACTAAATTCCTTTTTACAAAAGGGTGTCGACATAGTTATGCGTCGCAAACTTCGTAGGATTGGCATTGATTTGTCCAACCAAGAACGAAATAAGCACCTTGCTATGCTCGGCTCTCTACCGTTTGAGGTAGATCCCTATTGTACCATTGACCTCTCCGCTGCTTCAGATACTGTTGCAAACGAGTTAGTTAAAACTTGTCTTCCTCGTGACTGGTATGATTTACTATACCGGCTACGAGCTTCTCAATTCTCTTATGAAAACGAGATTGGGAGCTATGAGAAGTTTTGTTCAATGGGTAACGGCTTCTGTTTCCCGCTTGAATCTTTACTCTTCGTGAGTGTTCTCGCCGCTGTAGGTAGTACCGATCACTCGGTCTACGGCGACGATATCATTGTTCGAAGAGCACACTTTGACAAGACCATTGAGGCCTTGACGTTGTGTGGATTCACTCCCAACCCTAAGAAAACTTTTTCAAAGGGCTTTTTTCGGGAGTCTTGTGGGGCAGATTGGTACATGGGAAAGGACGTTCGTCCTGTAGTGCTTGATTTCGATTTTCGTGAAATGCGAGATCGTATCAAGTTGCATAACCTAACGCTTCGATCGAGCTTTAAAAGGCTTGGTTTGAGTGAAGTCCGTGATACTATTATTAGTAGTATAATTGGTTCACCACCGGTACGTATGTACCCAGGGCCTGATATTACTGCTTTTGAAGTGTCACAAGACGCGTTTCTAGCTAGCCCGTATAGCAAGTGGTCGCAAGACACACAAAGCTGGAGCTGGTTGGAAATACAGGATCGTCCCGTGAGGGACCGTCTCGTGGGTATGCCAGAGCATGAGCAACAATTAAGTTATCATGCTTACTCACTACTGGGGGGTGATCCCTCCAAACCCTTCGTTATAAGGAACTGCGTCCGCTTAGCAATTAAGCGAATTGCAAACGCAGGTGCCTTATCAACATGGACCCCAAATTCTGGGTCCACATTGCTACAATCATCAGCTGACGGTAACGTTTACTGAGTAGAAAGGTAAGTCCGCCGTACGGCCGGCTTCCCAATCGTGGG